TAACTTCAATAGATGTTTACTTTAGTTCAAAAGATGCAAATGTTCCAGTAACTTTACAAGTTAGAAATACTGTTAATGGTTACCCAGGACAACAAATATTACCATTCGCTGAAAAAACTTTAAATCCTAGTGAAGTAAGTACAAGTACAGATGGTACAACTGCAACAACATTTACTTTTGATAGTCCGGTTTATGTACAAGAAAACACAGAATACGCTTTTGTCTTAATGGCAAACTCAACTGATTACAATGTATATGTAGCAAGATTAGGTGAAACTGCTTTAGATTCAGATAGAACAATCTCACAACAACCATATGCTGGGGTATTCTTTAAATCACAAAATGGTGTAACTTGGACAGCAGATCAAAACGAAGATATTAAATTTAAAATTAAAAGAGCTGAATTTAGTAATGTTACAGGTACAGTTACATTAACAAATGACACATTACCAAGTAGAACATTAGCAACAAATCCAATTAGAACAGCAAATGATAGTACAGGTATTTTAACTATCTCACACCCTAATCACGGAATGCACGGTACTTCAAACAATGTCACAATCGCTGGAGTTCCATCAGGTACTTACAATGGAATATCTGCAGATCAAATTAATGGTACTTATTCTGCGATTGGAAATGTAACTTTAGATAGCTACACTTTAGACCCAGCAAATAATACAGATTATAGTGGTTCAATTGCTGTCGCAACAGATGCTGGTGATATAGGTGGTTCTGCAGTAACAGCAACACAAAATAGAAAATTTGATGTATTAAACTTGGCAGGTATTCAAACAATGCAATTACCTGGAACAGACATTAATTATTATATAAGACCTACAACAGGTAGATCAGTTCACGGTTCTGAATCAGAATTTAGTTTGACATCAAATGCAAACAAACTATCAGTTGTAAATAACGATAACATTTACTTTACAGCACCAAACGCTGTAATGAGTGGTATCAATGAAACAAATGAAATGTCAGGTAATAAATCTTTCTGGACAATATTAGAGTTTTCAACTACAAATACTAAATTGTCACCAGTATTAGATACTCAACGAATGAGTGCATTTGTAATTTCAAATAGATTGAATAATCCTACAGTAAGTAATACACCAAATTATGTTGCAGATACAGCAAATGTAGGAACATCTACAGCAGCAGTTTATTTAACTAAATCAATTAATTTAGAAAATTCATCAACAGCGTTAGATATAAGATTATCTCAAAACGTTAGATCAAGTTCAAATGTAAAAGTTTACTTTAGAGTATCTGGTCCTGATGAAGTTAGAAATATAGAAGATTTAAATTGGGTACCATTTAATGGTGACGGAAGTGAAGATACAACAGTTACTCCTGCGGAAGATGATACAACATTTAAAGAGTACAAATATTCAGCAAGTGATATACACGATTTTACAAGTTTTCAAATTAAGATTGTATTAACAGGATCAGTTTCATCATATCCACCTATTGTAAAAGATATGAGAGCAATCGCATTGGCGGTATAAGATGGCAAGATTAAAAGTAAAGGGATATGAAAGTTTAATTAGAGATACAAGATCAAATGGTATTGTCAATACAAATACAACTGAATATTCAATTTATATGAGTAGAGTGAGAGCGAGAGAGAAACAAGGTGATGATATAAGAAGCGCCGTTAAAGAAATAAATAATTTAAAGGCAGAATTAAGAGAAATAAAAGATTTATTAAAGGGAGTTGTAAGTAAATAAAATGGCCGCTAGAACAGTATTAACGACAGATACATTAGAAACGTTTAGAACAACGTTTAATAGTCTATCTAGTACAGATATAGGTGATGTAGCGACACTTACAACGACATCTACAGAAATTGTGGGCGCTATCAATGAATTAGATACTGCTGTATCATCAGGTATTACAATAGGGTCTACAAGTATTAGTTTAGGGGGCACAGCGTCTTCTATAACAGGTTTAACAAGTTTTGACGCAACAACTATAACGGAAAACGGTGTAAGAGTTGCCACACAACCTTTTGCAATTGCTCAAGCAATCGCCTTAGGATAATTATAAATAGTATAAATAATAGTAAGGAATAACAATGGCTAACGATTTTAAAAGATTTACAGAACCTAGTGTTAATACATCGGCAGGAGCTTCAGCAACATCAGTTTATGAAGTACCATCAACAGGTGGTGCTGCGATGGAATCAATCGTTATTGGTATCACACTGTCAAACAAATCTACTTCAAGCGTAACAGCAAGTGTCTTTTTAGATAACTATGATGGAGTAAATGACGTATATATCGTAAAAGATGCTACTATACCTGTAGGATCTTCTTTAGAAGTTATGTCAGGTAACAAAATTGTTTTACAAGGCGATGGTACTACAAACGATGCGATTAAAGTATCAGCAAGTTCATCTAATGCACTTGATGCAACAGTATCTGTATTAGAAGACGTATAATTATAGAGAGAGAATATAAATGGCATATTTAGGAGAAGGACCTATACCGATTAACAGAGGGTTAACCAGAAAAGATAGTTTTACTGGTGACGGATCAACAACTACTTTTGATTTAACTGTTCCAATACCTAATGTTACAGAAAATGATATTGAGGTTTTTGTAGATAATGTTAGACAAGAACCTGGTTCTAGTAAAGCATATACTTTAGGTTTAGATGGTTCTAATAACTTTAATAGAGTTACTTTTACAGTAGCACCTACAAGTAGTGCAGCCATTTATGTATTAAGTGGTTCAGGTAGAACAACCTTACTAACTGTACCAGATGGTTCAGTAACTTCAGCAAAAATCGCAACAGGAGCAGTTACTTCTGTTAAATTAAGTGACGCAATAGTTACTACAGCAAAATTAGTAGATTCTTCAGTAACTTCAGCAAAAATTGCTGATGGTACTATCGTTACAGATGATATAGCAAATTCAGCAATAACAGGAGATAAAGTTAATTCAACATTTGATATATCTACAAAAACTGTAACACTTCCAAGTACATTTACAACAAATGCTGGAAGTCAAACACTTACAAATAAAATTATTGATGGTTCTTTTAATACTATATCTAATTTAGATAACTCAACATTAACAAACAGTACCATCACAATTAACGGAACATCAGTATCATTAGGTGGTTCAGTTACAGCGGGAACAGATTGGCTGTCAGTTGTAACTGCAGATGGTTCAACAACTACAACTGCAGTCGCTGGTAAAGGGTACTTTATAGATACTACAAGCGCTGTTCACACAATTAACTTACCTGGTTCAGCAACATTAGGTGATGAAATATCAATCATTGATTATTCAGGAACAGCAGATACAAATAACATTACTGTCGGTAGAAACGGTCATAATATTCAAGGTGCCGCGGCAGATTTAACAATTTCAACTGAGCGTGCAGCATTAACATTAGTTTATTCTGGTGCTACACAAGGTTGGTTATTAAAGGATAGATAATAATGGCTACATATTCAAGTATAAAATATAATACAGATGTAAACGATTTGGTTTTATTAAGTTCAACAACACCATCTCCTGCTAATAAATTTGTAATTGATGGATTTTTTACTGCAGATTATGATGTGTATAAAATTTTTGGTATTGGAATGTCAGGTTCATCTATGTCTAATACAAGACTTTCATACGAAATGAATGTAAGTGGTTCTGGTGTAACAGGATATGTTTTTTCAACAGTAAATAATTCAGGAACAACATTATCAGTTTGGGCAGACAATACCAATGCTTCTTTTATGGATGCTGGTTATCTTCATAGTTCTACTGGAAGTACTGCACAAGGAAATTTAGAAATGACAATACATAGACCATTAAGTACTGACCAAACTACTATTATAACTCAAATGACATCTTGGGATAATGGATCAGTATTTGGTAGATATTTTGGTTCTTGTGCTGATAAAACAGCAAGAGCAATATCAGGTATTACATTGGGAGTTGGTGCAATGGGAACTGGTAATATCGAAGCTGATAGAATTTTAGTTTATGGATTAAAACATTAAGGATAAAATATGAAAAAAATAAAAATTACACCTGATGGAATTGTAGAAGAAAATTTAACAGCAGAAGAAATAACTGCGGCTCAAACGCAAGACAATAGTGCGTTTGATTATGCTTTAGAAAATTTAAGATTAAAAAGAAACGATTTATTAAAAAAATGTGATTGGGTTATGATGAGTGATTCACCTATAGCTGACAAGACTACTTGGGAAACATATAGAACACAATTGAGAAATATTACAAATGGTTTAACAACTGTTGAAGATGTAAATGGCGTTACATTTCCATCTGAACCGAATTAATGAGTATTAAATAGGAGTATAAATAAAAGTATATGGCGTACATAGCAAGACAACCTGCATACGGAAACTTTGAAAAACAAGTTCTTACTCCAGATGGAAGTACAACTACTTTCAACTTAAACTTTACTATTGGTAACTCTACTTCTATTTTAGTATCTGTATCAAATGTAATACAAGAACCTGAAACTGCTTACTACTTACAAAATGGTGGTACTCAAATAGTATTTGCATCTGCACCGTCTGCAGTTGCTACTGTTTATATCATTTATCTTGGTGTAGCGAGAGATGTAGATAATATTGCTAACATTGGTACAATCACAAACAAAACAGAATTAACATCTCCAGCAAATGATGATGAAATTCTTATCTATGATAAATCAACATTATCATTAAAGAAAATTCAAAAGTCTAATTTTGATACATCAGAAATTGATATTAATGGAAAAACTGACTTAACAACAGGTATAGAAGGTGCTGATGAATTAGCAATCTATGATAGTTCAGCAGGAGAGATTAAAAAAGTAAATTTAGATAATTTAATTACAGGTCAAACAGAATTATCTACAACTGCAGAAGACAATGATGTATTATTAATCTATGATACAGATGCTGCTGAAATTAAGAAAATTCAAAAATCTAACTTTGTATCAGATGCAAAAGTTTTAGTATCTGCTAACGATACAACACCAGGATTTTTAAATGGTAAAATTGTTGCGGGAGATAACGTCACTCTAACAGAAAATAACGATGGTTCAAACGAAACATTAACTGTAACAGCAAATCTAACTTTTCCAGCAATTAGTTCTATATCGCCAGATACAATTACAAATGCTCAAACATCTATTACAATCACAGGTACTAATTTCGTATCTATACCAATTGTAGAAGCGATTTCTACAACAGGAGTAATTACACAAGCAGATAGTATTACATTTAATAACTCAACATCATTAACTTGTAACTTTACACTAACAACTGATGGAACATATTATATTAGAGTTGAAAACAATAATGGTCTCGCTGTAAGAAGTGCAACTGCTTTATTAACTGTGTCAGATGCACCGACTTGGACTACTGCAGCAGGTTCTTTAGGTACCTTTACGGGAGATACTTCTGGTACGTTAGCAACAGTAGTTGCAACATCAGATAGTGCAATTACATATAGTGAAGTAGGAAGTAATTTAGCAGGAGCAAATGTAACACTAAATAGTTCTACAGGAGCTTTAGAAACAACAGATTTTGGTGGTTCAAGCACCACTGCAACAACTTATAATTTTACATTAAGAGCAACAGATGCAGAAGGTCAAACAGCAGATAGAAGTTTTAGTTTGACATCTTCATTTGGAGCTACAGGAGGCGCACAGTTTAACTAATGGCTAGTACATATTTAACAAGAACACCATCATCATCTGGTAATCGTAGAACAATGACATTCAGTTTTTGGGTTAAAAGAAGTGGTTTAGGTTACAGTGCTCTTTATGGTCAATATAATTCAACTAATGATAATAATTCACAGATATATTTTACCAGTGCTGATAAACTTTTATTT